TAGATTCCCATATCATATCTGAGGGTTTCTCAGTTTGTTGTAATATATTTATAATTTTATGTATATAAACATATTTTTGTTGAAAATAATATGCAAAATAATACCCAATTTTAGATTTATTATTTTTTGTATCATCCCAATATTTATTTCCAAAACGTTTATAATTTATAAATGTGGGATGCTCATCTCCATTACAAATAAAAGCAATTGTTAATCCAGTATTCATCGTTGTATAATATAATTATAATATTTTCTATGATATTTATTTCAATTTTATTTTAATCTGTGAAAACGTCGTTTGAAATGTTAAAAGGTGTAAGACATTTCCAACTCCCTTGAACTTCTAGGTTTATTTTTGAATGCTTCTTTTCTCTTTGCAATGATCGCCTCAATCGTAATCAACATTTTGTATTGCTCGGTGTAAAAATCGCCGCTATACACGCCTCCGCCATCAATCAAGTCCTGATTAGCAAATAACGTATGCACAACTATGTCATCATTTTCAAACAAGACTTCGACTTCTCCTTTTCGTGCCTGATTCTTAACTACCACAAAAAAGATTCCAACTGCATTGGCAGTTCTTGTTTTTAAATAATCAGAAAAGGCGCTAAAATAGGTCAAAAGTTCTCCCTTTCCTACATTTTCTTGGTAATCTGCCATACCCATAATAGGGTGCAGATACAAATAAAACTTTTGTTGGCGCAGCGCAAGTATCTTTTTGAATCGTTCAACACAACGTTGAAAATATTGGCCATCCTTTTCCTTGCGAATGTCATGATGGGTCATCGCGAGTTTCATTCCATATGTTCCAATTTTATTTTTTAGTTTGTCGGGAATGTATTCATCTTCATAGTATTTATTGTAAACAATGTTTTCATTACAAACATGGGTCTTAACATCGTCGCACAAATTAAATGTTTCAGTTTGTTTCTCTACATAATTATCTATTCGCAAATATTCTTGAAAGTTAGTCTCGATACAATGAACCAATACGTCCAATTTTGATACAACCCAGTCAAACGGATATGTTTCAAACTTATGTCTCATCTCCTTGATGAGAGAAGCAGAGGTACATCTATGTCCAACTGAAAATAAAATAGTCTTTTCTACAAGCTTATTGTCAACAAGTCCGTCATGCAAGTCGTCGGCCATATTTATAAATTAAATTACTTAAAATATACTATTCTAACTAATTTACAGCTATTGTTTGTTTATAATATCTTTTTCACTAACCAAAATCCAGCTAAAGCTCCCAATATTTCTGCAATAGTATATAATATAAAATCCATTTGCGTGATTTTTTTGGCTGCCATCAGTCCAAATGCAATAGCAGGATTGAATGCTCCGCCAGATATAGCTCCTCCTAACAAAACGGCGATTGCGAGTGCTGCGCCAATAGCTAAATAATTGCCTGTAGAAAATATTACAAAGGAAAGCAACAAGGTTCCAAGAAATTCAACAATATACTTGTTCATTTGTTATACTATTAGAAAATAATTGTATTCAGCCAAAAGCCTTTACCATTTTGTTTTTTTCACACTTATTTTCGGTCCAGCTCCCTTTTTCTTACTACTGCCCGGGTCGTATTTTTCCTCCTCATCATCAGAATGCATATCCTTTGAAAGTTCCCAAAACTCTTTTGACCCCAACTTAAAATCATTGTGCGAATCTGCCTTGTACCAAAAAACCTGATCTTGTAGTTTATTCGATTTTGCATTGTTGTTAATGACCAAACACTCATAATTTTCTGTGCACTGGTCCATGACCTGACAGAACGATTCAAATGTGGGAAACATACCAGCATAGTTTTCAAAAATACGTTTGCGGTTTGCAATATACGGCTCACGCAAAATAAAGACATAATCAATATTTGTGCGAAGGGCGGGTGGAATACCCAACGGATATTGCATAGTAATTATTAACATGACTTTCCAATGACGACCATTCATAAATAACAAGCGCATCATCTTGTCTCGAGACCATGTATTATCATATAAACAATCATCCAAGATGACAAATGTGCGCGGGTCTATCGTGCTACGCTTAAATGTTTCAACCTCCTTTTTGATTTGTTTTAGAACAGACCGCTGACGTTTTAGAATATTCTCAACGATTGCAGTGTTGTATTCATTATGAATAAAGAGTTTTGGCACCATTTTACTATAAAATCCGTTGCCTTCTTCTGTCCCTGAAATTACTGTGCCGATGGGTATGTCTTGATGATAATATAGCAAGTCACGAACTAAGAAACTCTTACCCGTATCACGACGTCCGATAAGCACCACGACGGGACCCTTGCTTTCATTTGGCTTAAAACTTATACTTTTCATGTCAAATCTTTTTAATTCTAATGTCATATCTTCTGTATATATAATTCATTTTAGAAAAAGTGGAGGGAATTCTACGCAATCACAATCACTTAAGCCACAAAAATACACCACACATTACATTCTATTTGCGTTGAATCCCTTCCACATTTTCTAAATGCGAAGTATATGAACGATATAGTCAACTACAAGAAGCGTAAAAATGCTGAATTATTCAAATCTTTAGAAAAATTCGATTTAGTTCAGACTCAAAATTATATTCCAATTTATACTAAACTAATGACGTTAAATGAATCCAATTTTAATAGTGTCAATTTGAATCATACCTTGTATATTACCAATGTGATTAACAATATTGAGGGAAATCAAAATCTATACAAGTGTTCACTGAAAAATTCCAACGATGACCAACTGAAGCTAAAACCCAAAAACGTGTTTTGTAAGATGGCTCCTTTATTAGACCCAATAAGGTATTTGATAGGTAAATACGATGTAACGGATACTTCATTAATGAATTTGCCTTCCATAAATTCTACGGCTTCTTCGGTTAATTCAAAACTACTAGATGTGAATAATTCAGCCTACGTTGACAGCTTTTTTTCTCATCTAACAAGTCAATTGTTGGCTAAGCATGGATTTATACACGGCATAGAGTTTTATGGTTCATTCTTGTCTATTAAAAACAACTTTAAACTCAATGTCTTTGATGACTTGGATTATTTGATCAAGTCGGATTTTTTCAACAAGAATAAAAACCAGCTATTTCAGATTGAAGATTATAGTGCTTTATTTGACGACGACACAAGTAAGAAGAATCTCCCTGCTATTAAAATTGACGCAACCGGCCAGGATTGTAGTTTTTCAATTGAACCAATAGAAGATGTACTTTTTAATGAAGTATTCGATGCTTCTCAAACAGATGATAGTGTATTTGCATTAACAACGGATAATTTGAAAGAGTTGAGTATGGAAACCTTTGCACTTAATACGCTGAGTTCGCATAATTCAGAGTCTGTTGATTCAGAGAGCTCATGCTCTTCTAGAACAAGTCATACAAGAGACTCGGATAGTTGCGGCGATGACAACTCTACTGAAGAATGGACTGATGAAAATAGCGAGGATGATGATGGTGCCACTGAGGATGAATGCGTATATGTTACGTTTCCGAAATATCCTGTGCAAGTTATTTGCATGGAACAATGTCAAGATACGTTGGATAATCTCATGTTGAAAACTGACATGGACGAGATTCATTGGATGTCCGCATTGATGCAAATTATCATGACGTTAATTACATATCAAAAGGTATTCGCCTTTACACACAATGATTTACACACGAATAATATCATGTATGTGCCAACGGATAAGAAATTCATATATTATTGTTTTAAGAACAAGTATTATCGTGTCCCGACTTTTGGTAAAATATTCAAAATTATTGATTTTGGACGCGGTATTTATAAATACGATGGGAAGCTTTTATGCAGCGACAGCTTTAGCTTTGGCGGTGACGCGGCGACCCAATACAACATTGAGCCCTATTTCAACGATAAAAAACCGCGATTGGAGCCGAATTATAGTTTCGATTTATGCCGGTTGGCTTGTTCCATGTTTGATTATATGGTTGACGATATGGATAGTATCAAGGATTTAAGTAAATGCGATACTATAACTAGAATCATCGTTGAGTGGTGCTTGGATGACAATGGATTGAACGTCTTGTATAAAAATAATGGGGCGGATAGGTATCCCGATTTTAAGTTATACAAAATGATTGCACGATGCGTGCACAAGCATACTCCCCAAGCCCAATTGGAACGCAAGGAATTTAATGCGTTTATATTTCCCAAGAAACAAATCCCTGGAAATGAAAAGGTCATTAATATTGATGAATATCCGACCTATGTGTAAGTAATTCGCGATGTATAATAAAAATCTTTGTAAAAATTTTATTATACTTTAATGTTCCCTGCCAAAAAAATTATTTATCTCGTATAACTATAATATAATATCTTGTTCTATGTCATCATATGGATTTATTATTACACGACACGTTAATTCCGAAAAAACCAACAAATATTGGAACCATGCGGTAAGAAGCATACGACGATTTTATCCATTTAGAAAAATAGTCATTATTGACGACAATAGCAATCAAGCCTTTGTAAAGGCTGAATTCGACTACAAAAATGTCCAAATTGTGCAATCCGAATATCCTGGCAGAGGAGAATTATTGCCATACTACTATTTCCATAAAAATAAATACTTTAACAATGCGGTTATTTTGCACGACAGCGTATTTTTTCATAGACGAATTCACTTTGAAAAGTTCAAGCAAGAGAGAGTTATTCCTTTGTGGCATTTTGACCATGATATTGACCTTAATGAAACTATTGGGAACTGCATGCGACTATCAAGGTATCTTAATAACGCAAGCACTATTCAAACAAATTTGATTACCGACGATACAATTATCTTCAAGTTAAAGTCTGCTAAGATATGGCACGGATGTTTTGGGGTTCAATCCTACATTAATTATGATTTTCTTTCTACTATACAAACAAAATATAACCTTTTCCACTTGTTAGATGGAGTGTTAACTCGCCCCGACCGATGTTCATTGGAGCGTATAATAGGTATTATATTTCACCTAGAATCGCCAAGATTATATAAACGCCCGTCTCTCTTGGGCGACATTTTGAAAGATCAACTATGGGGGTCTTCTTTTGAATCATATTGCGCAAATTATAAACACATAAATAAGGCATTAGTCAAAGTTTGGACAGGGCGTTAGATATACTTAAAATGTCGGATTGTCCGTGAATGCAATTTGAGTAATCGGAGCGCCGCCAGACGATTCTTGTATTATGGGTTTTAATTGTTCCAAAATAATAAAAGCAATTATGGTGCAAACATATACCAATAATGTATCCTTTACTATCATTTTTAGAGGCTTGCTCTCTTTCTCAATAAACCGCATCTCAATAAACTTTCCTAAAAAAAATACGAATGCTATAATACCCGAGATAATATATATATTGTCCATGTATATTTTACATGGACAATGTTTCATAACAATTTTACGCATATTTAACCTAAAACTTCAATATC